ATCTTGAAGTTTAGATGTATCATAGTGAAAGTTAAACTGACCTTCAACAATAATATCCGAAACTTTCGGACCTTTAGGTTTACCTTGACCACCACCAGAGCTAACATCTTTTACAGGTGGATATAGATATTAAGTTTCTGCAACAAGCTAGAGGTAATATTTTTCAATGTGAGGGGTATGAAATGTTTGGTACAGAGGAAGATACTATTGAAACATTAATTTATGGATGTAAATCTGCCGGTTATTGTAAACCAGTATTGTTCAAAAGAGAAAGTTTTATAGAAACTAACTTTACTCCTGGAAGCCATAGTGCTAAACCGGAACCAGTAGAAGGGCAATCTGTTCAATGGGTATTGCACAGTCCAAACTTATATCATACTAAATGGAGATCTTGGACTAATGGAATTGAAAGAGCACATTTACTAGCTAAAAAAAGATCAGAACATTCAAAATTAAGTGGGTGGAATATCCACTACGAATTTGACGATAATGTTCATTTGGATTACTATTCTAGCGGTATTAAAAATAGAGTTAAGGTAAGATGAAACAAAGCAATTTAACATTCGTAGAAGGTTTTCTTGGTACACAAGCTATAAAAGCTCAAGGTAAACCTCAAATGTATTTTAATTGGGACAAGGCAGCCGAAGTCATTAAGCTGCACACTAAAGATCACCCAGATTTAATTGCTGAGGCAGGTCTTCAGGGAGATTGGCAATATACAGGCGGAGTAATATTTGAAAATGGAAAACCAACAAACGACAGTTATACTTATCTGTCTTCAAATTGGGCTAAACCCACACTAATTATAAGTTGGGACGACGAAGAACAATTAGAAATGGATTGTTTTATCGTAGGCGAAACTAGATTTAATTGTGATAGTAAATGGGATGATATATCTCTTAACATTCTAGAGGTTTTTGCTTTAATGAAAACATTAGATGAAATAGGACTAGGCTATCAAACAGATAAGTCTAGTCCTTATCATAACTATCTTAATACTTATGAAAAGTATTTTGAGAAGTTTAGAGATCAGGAAATTGAAGTTTGGGAGCTAGGAATTGGGGATATTAATTCTAAAAACAGAGAAGGTGAATCGGCTTACATGTGGAATGATTATTTTCCTTTTGCTCAAATAAGAGTGTTTGATAATGACATTACAAAGGTTGAAAGATTTAATAATCAATTAGATATTGATGCTATATTGCTAGATCAAACTGATGAAGCTGGATTTAAACATTATGCTAGTCATAAGGGACGGCCTACCATTATCATAGACGATGCTTCTCATATTCAATATAACACAATCAGAAGTTTTGAAATTTTATTTCCTTTATTACAACCTGAAGGATTATATTGTATTGAAGATACAGTGACTAGTTATTGGCCTGATTGGGGTGGAATAGCTCAACCATTTCATTTTACAGAAACAACAATAGTAGGATTTATGATGGGGATGTCTCATGTTATAAACCTTAAAAGGCAAGAAACATTTAATCCTCCTTTAAATTATCAAACAATACCTTGGTGGAGAGAAATAGACTCAATACATTTTCATCACTCGCAAATAATTATCCAAAAGAAATGATCTATCACGAACTTTTTGGTCAACATCTTAGATTAGGTAATTTCCTATTTAAGTATGCTTGGTCAGTTGCTAAAAAGAACCAACTGAACGAAGATTCCTGTTATCCTGAATATTATCTTTGGAAATATTTACAAAATCCACCTGTTATCCAGCAAGATATTCCTAAAGAGTTACCAAGAATCTATACTACTTGGGAATGGTCTGAACATGAAGAAAATCGGGTAGATCAATTTATTTTAGACAATAAAGATGTAGATATAAGCTTAAATTCATTCTTTCAGTCTGAAAAGTGGTTTGAGTTATATAAAGATGAAGTTTATAGGTCTTTGAAATTTAAAGAAACTGAGAAAATAAGGGTTTATAAAAAACATCTCTATTGTTTTCAAAAGAAGACAGAAATTGGGATAGGAATTAGATTAGGTGATTTTATAGGGCATGGAGATTTTTATCAAATAAGTCCAGATTGGTATATTTCGGCCCTTAATACTCATTTTCCAAATTGGGAAAATGAAAGTACTGTTGTGATTTTTTCAGACGATATTCTTACAGCTAAGGAAATATTTAAAGAATTTCCTTTTGAGTATGCAGAACCTAATGGAACAGAAACTCATGCTGATAATTTCAAACATTATCATGGGGATGCTTCTGAACATTTAATACTGGGAAGTCTGATGAATGATTTTATTATAGGTAACTCTACATTCAGTTGGTGGCAAGCTTGGTTGGCTACTTATAATAGGCCCTTATCTAAAGTAGTTCATTCAGGAAAAGTATTTTCTGAAACTGGAAATATGAAAAATATAGATACTACTCACTATTATCCTCAAAATTGGATTAAATATGATACTTGAAATTATTGCTTTGGTATTTAGTATTGTTGCATTATGCCGAAGTTGTTACGATTTAGGCTATTCAAGAGCAACTCTTGATACCTTTAAAAATATTCATAAGATAAAAGATGATCGTGGATAAGACAATAAAAATACTCGCACAGTATAATCTTTATTCTGGTGGATCTTACCATAGAGTTAAACTATGGTCAGAGTTTGTAGAGAATGTCACATTAACTGAAGTAGTTACTGAAGATCAAGTCAAGGAGTGTGATATTCTCTACATCCATTGGAATTTAAATAAAGTATCTATTCCTCAATTAAGTGTCTGGAGAGAGAAATATGGATTTAAAGTAATCGTTGATATTGATGATGTTTGGATGTCTAGTAATAAAATATCAAACTTTAAGTCACAACATTTATGTCTATTTGCCGATCATGTAATTTGTTCTACAGACTATTTGGTAGAAGGTATAAAAGAATGGAATCAGAACGTAACTGTTATTCCAAACTTAATTCCTTTTGGTCATGGTCAATTTACTCCAAGAACACATAAATCTTATCCAGAACATAAAAAATTGAGAATAGGAATAGGCGGGTCAATTTCTCACTTTGAAGATTATATGTCTTTAAAAGGAACAATCAAATATCTTGAAAAACAAAAATGGTTTCAAGACAATTGTCAGTTTGTTATAATAGGATATTATGCAAAAGATCCAAGATGGAGAAAAGTAGCAGCGATGTTTAAAGATCCATTAGTTTTTGGATATAAGTCTCCAGAAACTTATATGTCTTTATACGAACAATTAGATGTGATGTTACTTCCGTTGTTAGACACTCCTATAAATAGGGGTAGAAGTAATTTGAAGATTTGGGAGTGTATCTGTAAAAACGTAACACCTATTGTCAGTACTGTTTATAATCTTGGAGAAGATCTTTTTACATTAAAAGAAGATTGGGCTACTAATATATTAGGTCTTTTAAAAACAGATTCTATAGAAGATCCCTGGATCGCTATTAGAAAAGACTATAATGTAACTTGTGTTAAATCAAGAACTGATTTATTTAGAGAATTAGCTCATCGTACTTTTACTCCACCAGATAAACATAATTTATTTAGTATAACCTATGCCGACAGTCAAGATGTTGAATATACTGAATTTAGAAATAAGATCAGTACTGTGGAGGAAAAAAGTTATTTATTTGAATATAATCCTATGATGGAAATTATAGATAAAAACTTTTTAGATAATCGAAAATATACTGGAGTGTTTAGTCATAAGTTTCCATTTAAGACTGGTTATTATAGAAAGTATGTAGAACAAATTCTAGATCAAGAAGATGTTGATGTGGTGATATTTTGCAGACAAATTTCAAATTACTTTTTATGGAGTGAGCAACAACATAGCGGACTCATGCATATTCTTACTAAGATTTGCGAAAAGTTGGGAATTACAGGAATAAATAAACCTATTGTTACTGTCTACTCCAACTTCTTTGCAGCTAAATCTGAAGTTTATAAAGAATATTGTAAGTTTCTTAAATCTGCAATATACCTAATGGAACATGACCAGGAGATTAAAGGATTAGTTTCTCAAAACGCAAATTATAAATCAGGTTTAAGCCCAGAAGATTTAAAGAGATATACCGGATTAGATTATTATACGTTCCATACATTTGTTTTGGAACGATTAATATCTATATGGATAGATCATAAAAATTTAACATGCTCGATATATGAATGAGGAACAACAGCAACAATTCTATAAAGCTTTTGTAGAGAGACAATTAGCTGGAATATCTAACTTATCAGACTATCCTACAAAAGCTGAAACCGAAGAAAAGCTTAGGAAAAGTATTAAACCTGATAATATTGCGACTCAAGCGCAAATATTTTTTACTGAACAAAAAGAAGATGGAACTAAGTTATGAAGAAGTAACATTCAATGTTTGGCTTCATTGGGACAAGTTATTTACCAGTGAGCAACTGGAAGAACTTGAAGCCGATTATTGGATCAATATTATGAAAAGTGAATGGAATTAAATCAAAAGTTGATAAGCTTTGTACAGAGTAAAACAAAAGATTGGAATGAGGTTCTACTCTATTTGTTAGCAAGAAGGCATGATTTAGATGTAAGGTGTTCAGAAGAAGTATTTCAATTTATGGAAAGAAATAAGTTGATACAATTAAACTTACTTACAAATAAAATCATACCTCTTGTTGGAGTGTATGAAGGTGATGTAGTAGAATTACCTGATATTGATTTGAGTGTTGAGCAAGAAATCAGGGATAGAGTTAACGAATATAGGTCTTTATTTGCTGGTGTTAGAACTGGTTCAATTGGAGTTAAACAAAAGGTTATCGAACTTTTAGTTCAATTCTGTTTACAGAATCAAGTAAGTTTTGATAAAGTTTTAGAAGCAACTAAAATTTATATGAGTTATACGGATTTTCATTTAGTTTCTAATGCAGATAACTTTATATCCAAGTTGGATAAATCAGGACAAGAGATAAGTCTGTTGAAAATGGCTATTGAGGAACAGGACATGAACAATCATTCAGAAGATAGAATATATAAAGTCTTATGAGCAAACCTAAATTTATAAGTATAAAAGGATTGTTTCCGGATTTACATAAGATTATTCCCGGATGGATTAGAGGAACTTATTATTGCATAACTGGTGCTACTGCTACAGGTAAATCTAAATTTGCCAGATATGCATTTGCTGAATGGACATATAGATATTGTAAAGCTAACAATATCCCTTTTATCGTAATTTATTTTGCGCTAGAAGAATCCGTAGATTTCTTTTGGTCAACCATTATACTTGGAAAATTAAATGAAAGAACTGGTAAGCAATTTACCTATTACCAATTCAAAGGATTTCATGAAGGAATGGAGCCTAAAGATTATGCGGAAGTGGAACTTATTATGCCAGAAATCCACGATATGCAAAAATATATCAAGGTTTATGATGATATTAGTAATCCGACAGGTTTGCTACGCACTATTGAGGAAGAATTGCGACCTTATGGTAAACTTGTGAAAGGTGAACCTATAACAGATGAACAAGGAAATACGATCATTCATAAAACATTTGAATATAATGATCCTGACTTTCATACAGTTGTTATTGCAGACCACTTAGGTTTATTATCACCCGAAACAAATAAATTTGCTTTAGTAAATACTCTACATTTAGCTATTTCAAAATGGTCAGAGTATGTTGTAAAGTTAGTATGCAAGCGATATAATTGTATCGTTGCTAATGTCCATCAACAAGAAATGGCTGGTGAAAATAATGATAATTTTAAACTAAACAGGTTAGAACCAAGTGAAGCTAAACTGGGGGATAATAAAATTATTGGCAGAGATTACATGGTTACTTTAGCATTATTTAATCCAGCTAAATACGGATTAAGTAGTTATTCTGGGTATAATGTTCGAAATTTTGGAAAGAACTTTAGATCTTTGTCCTTGATTAAGCATAGAAATGGAGAACCAGAAGTTCAGAAAGCCATGTGGTTCGAGGGAATTGGTAATAAATTTGAAGAGTTACCAAGTCCCGATAAAAAACAAGGAATTACAGATTTCTTAAGAAGTAAACAATTAAATTAATATAACAATGAACTTTACAAAACAACAAATTTCGGATTTATTTTATGGGATTCCTACATGGAAATCTTATGAAGATTTATCAACAGAAATGTCAACTGTAGATCAGGAAATTACTCTTGATATGCTCCAAGAATTATTTCGTGCTAATGGACACAATCTTCGTAATCGTCCACGTAAACCAAATGTAGTAAAATCTTGGTTTACTATTATAGATCAAGACGTTCAATCACCAGTAGAAACAGAAGAATTAGTTCTTCTTCGCCAATAACTAACGGTTTGTGATCTACAAACTCTGGCTTAGTTTCTGTACTGCCAGAAGCTTTGGCCCATACAATAGATCCATTACTGGTACAAACTTGATAGTTACCACCTTTGGTAACTTTAGGATCTTTTCCAATATCTAAGCGATACCTTACGACATCACCATGATTGTTTTTCAACCAAAAGTTCAATGGACGAACCATTAAATCAGTATCAAAATATTTTTTAAGATCGTAATTTGGTTCTAAGACTTCATCTCGTCCAGTCCATTCCTTAATTTGATCTGCTGTAGGATTTACTCCTAACAGTTGAAAAGAAGCTAATCCAGTTTTGAGGTAAGAACCTCCCGTTGTATTACCTGTTTTTGTTCCTGAGTACATTATGCTAAGTTATTAAAGTTTAAAGTTGCGGTTGCGCTTGTTACGTAGGTTGGGTTTACTATAGGATCTCCTGTGTCGAAGCCTTTGGTCGCATACATTATAGGATCCCAAGGATTCCAGTACGGATTCCTCCATACTTCTTTTTCTACAATAATTTCTTTATATTGAACTGTCGGAGCAAATGGAATAAAGCTCCATTCTTCCCAATCTTCTGGAAACCAAGACATCAGATAGTTGAAAACTATAGATATTTTTACAGTACCTTCAATAGCTATTGTCTTAGCTTCGGTGTTAATATGTAATTTCATTTCACAATATCTTTGGCGCAACAAATAGATTTAA